CAGGACCTTTTTATTACAATACTATTATGACAGCTTTAGATTTTAGTTATTCAGATGGTGGTACTACATACAGAGCTGATATGTTAGAAACAGACCAAGAAGCATACAAAAAGTTAATGTTGTTTACTAAAGAACAAATTACTATTACAGCAAGTAAGTTTGGAGAGTTTCTCGAACAGTTTACTAGTATAATCAACGAACAAGAAGAAAAAGAAGTTCTTACTAGTACTACAAGATTATATTCAAACACATTTGAATTTGGTTCAAAGAAACAAGAATGGAACGACTGGGCATTTGATGCCGGCAGTGGTCCTGGTGGTGACTTAGAAAGTATAAGTGTAACTGGTGTAGGAACTCTGACATTTGTAATAAACCAAGGTACTAGTATTACAGATTCAATTATTATGGCACTCATGTGTACAACTAACTTTAGAAAGCTACCTACAGCAAACGGAGGATTTCATAAAGACAATCCAGATGATCCGGAAGCAAAACCGTCTACATGGAAAGATCTCAGCGAGTGGTTTGTATTTGAAACTGAGGTAGATTATGACAAATATGATTTTTTATCTAAGAATTATACAAAAAGTATAAAATACAACATTAAGCAATTCATTGTACCTGAACTTGTACATGACGCAGTTCAACATGATATAATTATGGGCGATGAAAGTATTCAGATGGATAGAATTAAAAATATAGTAGGAAACGATTTACTTAAAAAACGTTTTGATTATCACTTTACAGGATTAAACACTGAAGTTTTAAATTTAGATGTATATCTCAATCATACCTATTATCAAATACAAGCCGTCAACCAAGGTACAGCAAGAACAGGCGGGATAGCATTTCCAGGAGCAGGTTCAAAAGAAAATGAACTAGCATTACTTAAAGGTCAACTTCAAGAAAATAAAGCAAAACTTAGTAAGAATGAAAGTAGAAGACTCAAGCTGGAACAAGAGCGAGAAAACTTCCAGTCTGGTTCTGACCCAGGAAGCAATAACCCTAACGAAATGGCATCTAAAGAGAGATCCTTAGATGAGAGGAAACAAAAGATTAAAGAAGAGAAGGCTCGTCTTGAAGAAAGACAAAACGAAATTGCCGAGCAAATAAAAGCTCTTCAACCTCTAGCAAATAAAGAAGCAAGACTAAGAACACAAAGTAGAATTGATAATGTTAGTGGTGATTTTTATATTACACAAAGTGATGTGGTAGGTAGTCAAGCAGAAGATTCAAGAAGCAGTCACCCTTTAAGTTTTAATGTAGCTGAAATTAATAGTAAAGCAACAAATGGTCCTGAAGATGGAGATACAAATGGCGCATTATTTTTAGGTGCAGTTGATATCAACCTAAACAGTTTAGCTGATTTGATGCAACAACAAATTACAGTTAGAGGAGATCCTTATTGGTTAGGCAGACCCCGTAGTACTAGTAGTGTACTCAATGGTGCAGAATATGAAAAGGGAGGCCCTTGCTATTTCTTAAATATGAATTTCCCTACATATCCAGATGAGTCCTCTGGATTAATGAATATACCAGAGGCAAACTTTGGAATAGTTGGTGTTTATAGAGTAATTGAAGTTGATGCAAACTATCAAGACGGAATGTTTACAATGAACTTGACATCTTATAGAGATGTTAATACAAACGTTGGTAAAGTATGGACATTTTTACAAAAAGGCGAAATAGATGATAAGCCTTTTAAATCTGGAGAACCATTTAAACCAGGAGACGAACAAGGCGAAGGCGATGCTGAAGGAAGTGAAGACTCTAGGAATACTGGACCAAGTGTAGTTGATCCAGAAAACTTACCTGGCAGTGACGGTAATGGTGTACTTACTGAAAGTCAACTTAATACAAGTAAAATTAGAAATCAATCAGTTGCCAATGACTTAAAACAAATACTAATTAAAGCTGGACAAGCCGCAGGAGTTAATGTTGATGTGACTAGTGGAGGACAACCAGCTAAAGGAACAAGTACTAGAAGAACAGGTAGTACTAGACATGACAACGGACATGCGGCAGATGTGCAAATAACAACTGCAAATGGTAGAGTGCTAGATATCAACAACGCACAAGATTTGCCAATTATACAAAACTTTTTAACTGAAGCTAAAAAAGCAGGTGCAACAGGTATTGGTGCAGGAAATGGATATATGGGAGACAATACGTTTCATATTGATAATGCTAGCCAATATGGACAAGGTACAGCTGGATATTGGGGAGGTCCACTCGACGGCGGAACCTATCGTGCCAGAAATGCACCACAATGGCTAAAAGATATTATGACAGGATAACACAATGAGATATTTAGGAAGCAATGAAACAGCTACACCCGGCATTGACGAAAAAGCAGACAAAACTCGATTTGCTGGTGGTATAAGAAAATTATCAGGTCTCTACATTGCTAAAGTTATCGATATTACTGATGATAGATACGAAGGTTATATGAATGTTGAAATTATTGGAGAAGGATATAAAGGTGATGTAGATAGTAAAGAATCAAGAAAAGAATATGCTCGTGTAAGACGTTCAAGTCCTTATGGAGGGAGTATACAATTTGAAGGATTTACAAATTCATATGGATTTAGTAGTCACCCACCTAATCCAGGTACACAAGTGTTAGTTGCGTTTGCAAACAATAGTGATGTTGGCATTTGTATTGGTGTCTTACCTGACACTACTCGTAATGCATCATATCCAACACAACCTGCCGCTAGAGTAGACAGTGAGCCTAATGCTGTAGGACCAACATACGACCCAAGTCCTAACAACAAAACAGTAAACAATCTAAGACCAAGAGCTAATCCTGATAGAATACGCAGAGAAAATAGTGATTTCAAAGACCAAGTAAACAACTGCGAAATCAGTGAAACTGGAACAGGGATCGACAGCATCAGAGGACTTAGCAGTAGTAGTGCTAGACGAGAATCACCTACACAAGTGTTTGGGTTTAATACTCCAGGCGGACATCAGTTTGTAATGGATGATGGAACAAAGGCTACAGGTGACAGAGTTATAAATCCTGATCCTGACAGACAAGCAGGTCTTAGTAAATTATTAAGATTGCGTAGTGCTGGTGGCGCTCAGTTTTTAATACATGATGGCCCAGGAATGATTTATATAAGTGATCAAGCTGGTAGTACTTGGATACAAATGAGTAGTGATGGTAAAATTGACATCTATGCTGGAAACGATATTAGTATGCATACCGAAGCAAACTTTAATCTACACTGTAAAGATAATTTCAATGTAGAAGCAGATGCAATTAATTTTAAAGCAAGAGGAACTGATGGAATAAAACTAGAAAGTTCAACAGGCGAATTTAATCTTCATGCTAACAAAGATATAAAACTTACAACTGATCTCAATGGTCATATTAAAGCTAGTGGATTTGTTAGAGTAACAGCGGCAATGATTGATTTGAACGGCCCTGCCGCTACACCTGCTGAAAAAACTACAGCAATCAATCACACTTTAAACAAAACAGTAAAAGAAAGTATAGTAGGTAGAGTACCTGAGAAAGAACCTTGGGGAGGACATGGTGATTCCAGTCCTGATTCTAAAATCTTACCTCAAGTGGCTGATCCTAATCCAACGCAAGTCGTCAAAGATATTCAAATGGATGATCTTACACAAGATGCATGTGCAGGCGAATTGCCTAGCGGTGAAGATATGATATCAGATGTAACTAATCCAAGAGGAGGCCCGCGTTGACAGATATAATTGACAACAAATTGCGAATGGTATGGGACGACTTTACAGTAAAAGATACTGAAAGTTACAGTACAGTTTTAGATACAACATCAACAACTGCTAGCGACAAAGCCCAACTTATGGCTTTGAGCTTTTTTGGTGTATACAGCGGATGGAACGGCAAAGCATATGGCGAAGGTAACTATAAAACAGGATTGACAGAACAACAAGCACACGATTTGTGGCAAGAACAATTTAATAAACAGCAAGCACTAGCAAAGAAACAACTTATAGCCAATGGAGTAGCTAGAATTACTCAGAGTGTGTATGATGGTATAATTTTACTACATTGGGCTACTGGCAAAGTATTGGTTGTAACAAATGGAAAGATTGAATACAGATTACTTAATCCGTTGATAAAGCAAGATTATGATACAGTCGCAGATATGATTATAAACAGTTCAAATAACAAATCATTGTGTGTCAAAATTGCAACTTTGTTGAGACTGGTTGACTATGGACAACTTAGAACCAGAGAACAATATAGAAGTAAAGGTGTTTTCAGTATGCGTGACAGAAATGAGCTGGGTATACTTACTGTAGAAGAAACAAGACGAGCTAGATATGCATATTACGCTGAAACACTTAAATTTTTGCCTAACACACCAGAAGGTGCTAAACAACAATTAGTAAAAGAATACGAAGCTACTCTTATTAAGAAAAGTTTTACGTTTGATGGAACAAATACAACGTTTACATTAGAACGTTCTCCTAGCATGACCCCACAAGAAAAGCTAGAAGTACTCATAAATGGCGCTATACAACAACATCTTTTTGATTTTAAAGTAGTAGGAGATCAACTTACTATTAGCAAGCCAATGACTACAGGTGATATTATATCAACCACCATTAAAATATAAACTGAGTATTTAATTTTACCATAAATAATAGTATGGTAACCTATATCGGATATAGCACAATAGACAGTATTAACGGAAGCAAAACTCTGGTAGATGCAGAGCTTGCTAAACGTGATCTATTAAACAATTTTTACACCAGAAGAGGTGAACGAGTACAAAATCCTCTGTTTGGTAGCATTTTACCCGACTTGGTGTTTGAACCATTGGATGAAATGACTGAAAGAGAAGCTACAGAAGATGTTGATAGAATAGTAACAAATGATCCACGTTGGCGAGTATTGGAAACGCTAGTCAGTAAACCAGATGATCATACACTAAACATCAAAGTTAGATTAGAATATATTAGCACAGGAACAGCAGAAGAACTGTTCCTAACATTTACAGGTGAGGAATAATGGCACAAGGCGCACGTCAGAGTAGTTTGTTTGCGGCAGAAGATTTTACAGTAGCATACGAAAGTTTTGCTCAAGCTAATTTGCAAGCATATGATTTTGAAACCATAAGAAATTCTATGGTAGACTACATCAATACAAACTATCCAGAAAACTTTAATGACTATATTAATAGCAGTGAATTTATTGCACTTATTGAATTAATTGCATTTCTCGGACACAATCTTGCATTTAGAGCAGATTTAGGTCAAAGAGAAAACTATCTTAGTACAGCAGAACGCAGAGAAAGTGCTTTGCGTATTGCACAGTTCTTAGGATATACTCCTACTAGAAACGTTGTTGCTAGTGGATTCTTAAAAATTGATAGTGTACAGACTGACGAAGAAGTATTTGATTCAACTGGAGTAAGCCTTGCCAACGTTTCCACACAGTTTGAAGATGTGACTAATCCTCAAAGTTACCAAAACTTTTTAACAATTATGAATAGTATTTTTCAAAACAGTAGCCAATTTGGTAGTCCGTTTGATACTATTACCAGAGGCGGTATTGTAAATGATGTGTACAGAACTAATAGCACAAACAATACCAGCAACAGAGAATTTAGCAACCGTGTTAACAACAGCAAATCAACATTTAGTTTGCATAGTGTATCAACTAACAACGCAACAAATAGTTTAAAAGAAAAAGATCCAAATCCATACGGAGTAGTTGATTTACTTTATAAAAATGATAACAGTGGATTCGGATCACCCGACACTGGATTTTTTATTGGATTTAAACAAGGATCACTTGAATTCAGTGACTTTACAATCACCAATGGTTTGCCTAATATGATACTAGACATCAATGCAGACAATGTAGCCAATGGCGAAGTATGGGTACAAAACATCGACGAAGCTGGACAAGTAATAAAAACTTGGAGTAGAGTAGATAGACTATTTGGCGCTAACACAATGTTTAATGCAAAGAACAATGCTATCAGAGATATCTATACTATTGCTAGTAGAGAGAATGATCAAATTAGTATTGTATTTGGCGATGGCAATTTTGGAAACATTCCAAGAGGCAACATCAGAGTTTGGTACAGAACAGGGCTTAATCAAAGCTACACACTAACGCCAGACAGTTTTAACCAAGTAGCATTTACTTTAGACTATGTAAGTGCAAGCGGAAATGTGAACACTGCAAGATTTACAGCAAGTTTGAAAAGCACAGTAAGCAATGCAAGTACAAGAGAAAGTATTAGCAGTATAAAAGCAAACGCTCCTAGATTCTTTGCTACGCAGGATAGAATGGTCACAGCAGATGACTATACAATTATGCCTCTAACAGCAAGTCAGAATATTAGAAAAATTAAAAGTGTGAATAGAGTACACAGCGGACACAGTAGATTTAGAGATATCTATGATCCGACTGGAACATATAGCGATAGCACACAATATACAGATGATGCATATTTGTATGAAAAGAACCTAACAACAAGATCGGTTGTAAGTTTGCCTAACAATTTAAGTGCAACACAGATATATGACAAACATCTAAAACCATTTCTAAGTCACCCAGAGATTTTTAATTTTTATTACAACAGACAGGGTTGGAGTAGCACAACACATAATGCTTTTAAAGATTTTACAGACACAACACAGAATATTACTGTAATCAATTCCAATGGCACTGATGCAAATACTTTTAGATGGAATCAAATAACCAAAGGAAACAATAGTTGTAGTGGATATATTACCTATAACAGTATTGTTCAACGTATGGGTAAAACTGCTACTAACAGTTTAAGTAAAGCAGATGTTAACGGTTTGATTGAATTTATCGAAGCACCATACAAAATGGGATATATCTCTAATGCAGTAATTACAGCAGGCGGAAGTGGATACACAAGTACACCAACAGTAACTATAAGTGGAAAAGGTACAGGAGCAACAGCAATTTGTACTATTGCTAATGGAGCAGTAACATCAATAGCAATAACTTCAAGTGGTAGCGGATATGATCAGAGTACAAATATTTCTATCTCAGGCGGAGGCGGCACAGGCGCTACAGCTAGAGGTACTATTATAGATGCAAACACACAATGGGTAAAAGTTGACAGACTTTATAAAAGCGGTTATGGAGATGATAACAGTGCTGGTAACCCAACAGGTATAGACAATACAGGCAAAGGAAGTATTGTTGTTAATGGAGTAGTTCCGAGCGGAAGCAGAATTAGAAGAATTGTTCCGAGACTTAGCGTGGACTTAGACGAAACAACTAGAACAAACGTAATTGCAAAAATAGACAGCAATAATACGTTTGGTCTCAGATACGATGCACCTAGTCAGAAATGGATTATTATTGATAGTAGTAACCTTCCAACAAATAGTACAACACTAAATGATGCATCAAACTGGAGTAGACAATACGAAGGCGATGGATCTGGTACAGGACTAGATAACAGTTGGATTATAAGATTAAATCATACAGCGACTGAATGGGAAATGTTAACGAGAAAGACACAGTTTATTATGGGTAGTAAGAAAAAGTTAAGGTTTACAAATCTAAACTTTAAAGATACCTTTAGTAGTGAAACACAAAAACCTCTCAGAGATAATGTTAAAGTATTAAAAATTAATCCTAAGAGTACTGTAGACCCAACTCCACTAAACAAAGATTATCAGTTTAATGCATTTGGATACTTTACTTACAATGATGGATATACTGATCCTCACAATGTAAGAGTAACACTAGCTGATCCTGATAACGATGGATACCCAAATGATCCAGAAGCATTTGCAAATATTGTAGGTGACGAAACAATTAAATTGGGTACTAAAACTATTGATGGTTTTGATTATACTACATATGATGAAGTTAGCGGAACTTCGGTTGTTAGTGGTATAGGAAACTTACATACACAGTATAATAGAATTGCTGACATCAATCATTTAATTGATCCAAGCACAACAAATATAATTGACACTTATGTATTGTTAGATAGTTTCAATTCACTATTTAGAAACTGGGCATTGTATGACGGTAGACCAGAAACAAAACCCAACTCGCCAACTATTAGTGAGTTAACAGATTTGTTTGATAACTTGAATAGTAAAAAGAGTATCAGTGATCAGGTAATATACAGACCTGTTAAGTATAAGTTATTGTTTGGTGATTTAGCAAGTGCTGAACTACAAGCTAAATTTCATGTTACAAAAACAATAAACAGTACGCTAAGTGATACAGAGATTAAGCAGAGAGTCATTAACTTGATTAGTACATATTTTAATATTGATAATTGGGACTTTGGCGAAGACTTTTACTTTACTGAAATGGCGGCTTTTATACACAATAATATGATTGGTGAAATAAGTCAAATTACAATTAGCAGTATTGCTGATAATAGTGATAGCACAAATTTATTCCAAATAAGTTGTAGCAGTGACGAACTATTTTTACCAGTAGTTAAAACAAATAATGTTGTAGTTACTAATACTTCAAGTGCCAACCTTACAACAATTAGCGAAAACGCAACTTCAAGTGGAGGCTATTAATGAGCGAACGCAAGCCTGACAGAAAACTAGCACCTAATATTACGAGACCAGGTGAAAGTTTAGAACGCAAAGGATCTAATAGAGTAACAGAGCTTTTACCTGATATTCTACAGACCACAGTTAACAAGCAATTCTTTGATAGCACACTTGAACAGCTAATGTCAAGTGGTAGTTTAGAATCTGTTAAACATTTTGTTGGTAAACCATTTGGAAGACAGTTTGCTCCTAGTGCTTCAGACAGCTACTTGCATGACAATAGAAGTAATGATGCATATCAATTTGAGCCAGCAATGGTCAACAAAAATGAAGATAACAGCATTGACCAAGTATTAGCATATGACGACTTAATCAAAAGTTTAAAGTACAATGAAGTACCTACTAATAATCACAATAAGATTTTAAATGAACCAGGATACACATTAGACTTACCTATTAACTATGATATGTTTTTAAATCATCATAGATACTTTTGGGTAATGGATGTTGTACCAGTTTGTGAATTAAAATATACACCTGGAAGTCATTTTAACATTGACACATTGCCTGGTATGATTAATTACACAACTCCTGTACAGAAAAATGGCAGAACACTTAAACTTGAAAATGGCATGCGTATTATGTTTGCGCCACATACAGTGGACAGATTTACACAAACTGTAACAGGAACTACAGTTTTTACAGCAACAGTCACTGGCGCACACAGTATTGATGTTTTTCTTAACAATGTAAGACAGAAAGAAGGAATACACTATACTCTTAATAAATCCGCAGGTGTTGTTACATTTGGTACTGCACCAGCACTTACACAGGAAATTGAGATACATACTCACTATTCACACAGTGCAACTGACGATTTTGCTAACCAAGCAATTTATATTGTTGACGGTGTAGGTGATCCTGATGGTATTAGATTAACAAAACAATTCGAACGTGGTCAATACGAAGGCAAGCAAGGTAAACGAGTGTGGTTAAACATTACAACTTACAGTAGTCAAGAGCCCGCAGGCTTTGATGCAGATGATGCAAGTTTTGATTTTAGACCATATGATCTCAGAGAACACAGAATGAC